GCCAGCGCCGCAGATGATTACAGTGTAGTCGTCGATGTACCCCGACAGATCAACGGACGTCGTCAACTGATCACTGTCCGCGTCAATCGTGCCAGTCGCGTAGATGGCTGGCGACGCTGGCAAGTCTTCGACTAAAACCGCGAAGTGCCGTGACTCACCACCAGCAAATCGGACGACACACATCTGCTCACCAGTCTCCTCGGGAGCGTACAGAATTTGGATCGGCCCGCCCGTTCCGGATCCCAAAACGTACTCACCCTCGACTGCGTCTGCATGCGTGTCGTCAGTGTCTGCAATATCGACCAGCGCCATGCAGACGCCAGACACCTGCATCTGCACGATCTCGCCATCTGCTGCAGGCTCTTTCAGGATTCCGAAATGCCCCGTCGCTGGCTCGACTCCCAGCAGCCAGATGATTTCATCATTGATGTCGGTGACCGCGCTTCCGCTGATCTCTAATATCTCGCCGGATTTCCGTGAGGCTCCGGAGTTATTTACAACGCGAATTATGTCGGTCGACCGTGGGCGAATCGGCGGCTGTGGTTTGGTGCCGAAGCGTGCATCAGCCCACGCCTGCCCTGCGTCAACCATGTTGTTCCACACGGTGGCGGGTGGCGGCCGAAACTGCTGGCCGGATGTGGTTTTGCTATCGCTAAACGACATGAGTTAACCGAATCCCAAAGAGACAGCCATCGGAATTTGTTCATACACTCGATCGACGTACACGTACTGCGGAACACGCGTTGGCTTGTCATCGCCTTCGACGACTGTGATCGTGTCCTGATAACGAATCCACGCGACTTCCCAACCCTCCTTGTCGACGCCCCCGATGTTGCCGATGTTTAGGCCGCTTTCATTCGCCGCCATAGCAAACTGATACGACACGACTGATTCAGAATTTGTTCCGTCTCCACCACGAGCGCCAAGAAACAATACCTGACCCGGCGCGAACGTGAGGAACGAATCGTTGTTTACGGTCCCCGTAATGTCGCTTAAATATTTTGCTTGCGACAACGTGATCGCCCCTTCGGGATAACGATACGTCACGTTGACTCGCATCGCAGGAACGACGATCTCAACGCCCTTGACCTCGTTGCCATCGACGGCAATCGCCCCTTGCTGATCCGGTGCAGAACCGGCAGGGTATCGCGAAACTTCTTGCCGTGCCTGCGTGATTTTGACCGTGCCGCCAGTAGTGTCAAAATCCCACGACCATTCGCCTGTGTCGTTGATGTCTTTGGCGTACGGAATTTCGACATCCCACTGGTTGTACGCAGTGCGGTTCAGTTCCAAATCTTGGCGATAAAGAATGCCCCAATTTGTCGTGACAAGATTCGGAGTGCCGCCCATCACGTAGGACGTCGCCACGTTCTGATCGTCTGTGCCTATCAATCGGAATCGATGGTTTTCCGTCGGTGGAACTGCTGTCGTGCTGATCCCGTCCGGAATTATGATGAGTCGAATCGTCATGCTATGGATGTTTCAGAATTGTTTTCTTGGTTGCTGCCAACTGCGCCGCTGCCTGAGCTTTCTGAGCTGCCGTCTGTTTGCCGATCGCTGAGTTCGTGCCCATCAATGCCTTGAATGTTTTGTCTCCACCGCTGCCAGCAGTCTTGCCTAATGCCATCAAGCTCCGACCGCTGAACGTAGCCGCAGACGACCCGCCAGAAGTAACCTTGAAACCGCGTTTAGCATTGTCGCTGCTGACGTCTGGTTCCGCTGTGCCTGATAGTTTTTTCTTCTCGTCTCGGATTTGTTTTTCGAGGCGTGCGATCGCCGCGTCCTCGGGGGTCCAGTCAGCGTTCGCCCCCACCTCCGCCTTGCCCATCTGCTTCCATTTGTGTTGCAGTGCGACCCACCCCGCATTCTCCTCTTTGTCGGCTTCAGCTTCCCGCATGTCCGCTTCTTTGTCGACTTGTTTGTCGGCTTCTTTCTGCGCAACAGCGTCTTCCTGCTCGCCTTTGGCCTTGGCGATTGCAGCGCGTTTCGCATGCCGAGCTTCGAGCTCCTGCTCCAGTCGTGACAACTCATCGCGAGCGTCTTGTTTCATCTGTGTGGTATCAATGCCGAGTGTGATATGGAGTTCTTCCGAGAGTAGACTTTTCATGCCACCCCACGTCGCCCACGTCGAGCGGACGGCCGCAAACGGATCCGACAGCGCGTCTGCAATTGTGTTGACGGCCTTCCAGGTTGTCGACAGTAGATTTTGGAAAAACTTTTTCGTCGACTCCCAAACTTGTTTCCAAAACATAACCCACAATTCACCCATCGCTTCGATGCCCTCAGCTAACGCAAGCTTTACGCCTGCCATAGCCGCCCGGAATGCGATGTCATAATCTCCGCCTGACAGTGCAGACATTAGCACTGAGCCAACCCGCCTAGCGACGATCATCAGTTCATTGAGCATGTTTTTTCCGACGCCCCAGGCTGCTGTAAAATCAATGGCCTTGGCTGTTGCCACCAGCGCCGCTGCACTTAGCGCCGCAATCGCGATCGTCGCGATCGAAATCGGAGAAGAGATGACGCCCATGGCCGCCCCGATGGCCGCTGCTGCCACTGTCCACGCTGCAGACAGCACGCCAGCTGCTGCAGCAAGCACGCCAGTGGAAACAGTTGCTGCTACTGCAGATCCGGACAACGTCAGCAAGCCACCAGATGCCACACCGCTGGTGACAATCATTCCGGCTTCAGCGCCAGTCAGCGCGAGGACCGAACCAGTAAACGGAATCATAGCCGTGGTTGCTGCTGTCGTAGCGATCGCCAGCGACGACACCGCCGTCGCCGCACTGAACGTAATGGCAGCGTACGGTACTAGCGCGGTAGTCGCTGCGCCCTGTGCCGTGGTCATCCCGGCAACAACAAACGCCCCGGCCGCAACCGCTGTGGCGAAGCCCGCCTGCATGAATGTGGCAACGCCAACAATGGCGGCACGGAACGCATTAAATACGGCAAGCGTGCCGCTGACTCCCAGTTTGATAGCTCCAAGCACACCGATCGCGAAACCCATTCCGATGGCCGCGATTTTAGCCGACACACCCAGAGCGATCAGGGCAACGCCAGCCGCTCCAATGCCTGCAGTGATTGACGCAAACGTCGTGACCAGTTCTTTGTTTCTTCCAATCCATTCGGTCGCCTTGCCGAGTACGGCTGTAATTGATTTCACGATTCCGGCCAGTGACCCTGCCAGCGCTTCGCCGATTGCTATCTGTAGCCCCTCCGCGGCTGACATGAGGATACGAAATGATCCGCCGAGTCCTGAATCCATTTGCTCGGCAGTTGCTGCAGAGATGCCTTGAGCCTTGAGCAAGGACGCTGAGAATTCTGAGGTCGACTGACCTGTCTTAGTCAGCACGGAGGACGCCGTGATCCCCAGCAGACCGAACGCCTGAGACATCTTTTGCACGCGGTCGACGTCCGTCATTTTTGCAGTCGATTCGCCGATCTCATCCATGATCTGGATCAGCGGTTTGATTTTGCCCTGCGCGTCTGCGTTCATCACGCCGAATAACGTCTTGAGTTCTTTGCCGCTCGCCGCTGAAATGATCCCTAGGCGTCGCAGTGCCGTGCCTGCGTTGCTGCCTTGGATGCCGACGTTTCCGAGACTCCCGAGGATAGCCACTGTGTCCTCAAACGACATCCCCAAATCTTTAGCGACCGGACCTGCATAAGACAGCGATTCGCCTAGGCCTTCGACCGTATTAAATGTCGAGTTCGCCGCCATCGTTAGCACGTCAGCCACGCGGGCCGCTTCGCCTGCGTCCAGAGCAAACTGCCGCAGTGTTGCGGAGACGATCCCGGCAGACAGAGAGGCGTCTGTCCCGGTTGCTCTCGCGAGATTCATCACCGACTCTGTCATGCGGTCGATGTCGTCCGTTTTGAATCCAGCACGCCCAAGCTCGGTCATCAGTTCGGCGACTTGGATCGCCGTGAAACTGGTAGTGCGTCCCAGCTCTTTCGTTTTTTCGGTTAGCCGATCAAAGTCGTCGCCGGTCGCGTTCGTGACTGCTTTCACGGCCCGCATCGCGTCATCGAATTGCGCGAATTTCGCAATCGCAAAACCGATCGGCGTAGCAATAGCTGCCGACATGGCAACCATCTTGGTTCCCAGTGACATCATGTCCGCGCCAAACTGATTCACCCGCTGTTTTGCTTTTTGCAAATCACGGGTGAGCTTATCTCGCATGTAGAGCGAGACATACGCACGGCCCGCCATCACGTCAGCACGTGCCATCTGTTACCTCACTTTCGGCAGTCCGGGGTTTTCGTTTCTCAGTCGTTCAGATTCCGCTTCAACTTGCGCCTGCAGCTCGGGGTCAAGCTGCACTGGCCCGCCGCTGCCTGTCTCTGTCATTTCGCCGTAGAGCAAATATTCTTCCCAGTCGATTTCGCCGATGCCCCAAACCAACGTCGCCAGCTCCAACTGCTCACGTCGTTTGTTTTTGACTTTGCCTTCAGCCATTCGCCAAAGTACGTTTAGTGTCTTGCCCCGTGGCTCGATCCCGACGACACCAGCAAATTGAAAACAAGCTTCAACGGCGCTCATGCCATCAATTATGTAGACGCAATCTCTGCCGCCGTACTCGACGTGCCACGTTGCAAAACTGTCTGGCTCAGACTCTGCATCGCTCGCTCGATCTCCTGATCCGCCACCTCGCTGATCCGCTGCATCGTCGCTGGATTGTCCAGCAATTTCTGAAGTTTCTCTGTAGTCAATTCGTCCGTCTCGGTGCCCATTTTTTCGTATCCGGCCAGCACCCCTGCAACGTGAGACGCTCGCCCAGTCGGGAAAAAACTTACGATGGCCTCCGAGACTGCGGACAGCATTGCATCCGGGGGAAACGGCAAGGCCTTCGCGAAATCAGTCGGCGATAGATCCCGAGCCTTGATCTGTTCCGAGCACATCAGATGCAGGACCGACACTAGGGTCATCGGGTTTGATCTCAATTTCAACATCGGATCGGTCTCTAAGTTTGCGAGTTCGACCTGATGTTTTTCCTGCACTTCCATCGCTATAACTGGATCGAGATTCACGCTCCAGCTTTGCCCGCTCTTGTCCTCGAACTGTGCCATTTTCTGTTTCTGGTTTGAGAAGTTTAGAGGCTATCAACTTTTTACGAATCGACTGCAAACGGTCAGGTTTGATCCCGTCCGTATTGCCAGCCAATACACGCTGTTCATCTGATTTCAATCGCACGGTCGAACCTCCGTTATGGTGAAGCGTCTTGCACGCCAACGACCTTCAGCGTCCACGCTTGCGTAGTGCTTGAGCTGCCTTGAGTGGCGAGTAAATACGTGACGGGATTGCCAGTGAACGGGTTCGCCGAACCTCCTGTAATGTCCCACACCTGCAGGACGTTTGTGACGAGGTCAAGTTCCGCGATCTCAGCATCCCCGACGTCGTTCAGCTGCACGTGCGCGGCTGTTCTCAGCGTCGTGTCCGTAGTCTCAACCACGACTGCAATCAGTTTCGCGTTGTCGCCGTCGATCACTAGGTTGATTGATTTGTGGACAACTGCCGTGATTGCTGTATCTGCTGCAGGCAGGTCGTCACCGCTGCCGAGATCAATCGGCACGCTGTTGGTCGACACGGTGCCTACAGTCACCTTGTACTGCACGCCACCGGCCCAGTAGATGTCGACGATTTGCCCGGTAGTGATTCCGTGACTGGCAGCCATCGTGAGCGTGCCAGTGTTGTCATCAGTCCGGGTCGTCAGCGTGCCCACCTTGGCGATTGCCAGTGAGTCCTCAAGGCCGATTGACCCGGAGTTCGTGCGGACGACAGGCGGTGACTGGATGATGATTCCGCCCCCGCTGATTGTCTGTGAGTGTGTGATAGATGCCATCTGATAACCTCAGTGCGGTGTGTGATGTGGACTGGAAACTATGCGTTCAAGATCGGCTCGCGGTCACTGCTGGACACGACCTCAACTTTGAAATCGATCGTCGCTTCGCCTTTCAGCGGGCTGCCCTGTGTTACGCTCAACACGCAGTCACAGTCAAACCCTAGCAATCCACTGCCCCGCACATATTTGATGGCAATTGCAGCGCCTGTCGCAGCTGCTGCCAGCAATGCGACGATTGCACTGCTGTCATCCGCGACAATCATGTTCCAGGTGATCGACGGCGTCAGCGCAGTCGACTCGCCGGTGTTGATAGGGACGGCGGTGCCTGCCCCCGCTGCTGTGGTCGATCCAGTCTCGACGCTGATTTCGTAAGACACGTCGACGCGAGCGCTGATTCGGGTGGTCGCCTCCGAGCCTTTTGTTCCGTAAAACAAACCGCCCTGGTAGCCCATTAATTTAGCCATGATCGTCTCTTCCTTTTACTCGCCGATGGAACCGGCAAATGAGTTTGCAAATCGGTCTGTGTTTGCCGTGAGTGCTGGCCCTGATGTTGGCCGCTCTTTGAATCGTTGTCCGCCGCGTGCTTTTCCGAACTCATGAAGTTCCATCGACTTGCCGACGAAGGAATGACGCGGGCCAATCAGTGCTGTCTCTTTATCTGCAGCGACGAAAATTGAGTTTTTTACGTTGCTTCTTTTGCCGCGAGTCGCGACGGGATCACCGACAGCAGACGAATTCCGTTGTCGCTTGATCGACTGGCGAATGTATTTCCGAATCGAAAACGCAGCGTGCCGAATGTTGCGAAACACTGATTTGTCTGCCGCTTTTCGGATCCGGTCAAACCGTGTTTCAGTTGTCGTTCGTGAACCGATCATCCGTTGGCCCTCGACACGTCAAACCGCACGCGAATCACGCCCAGAAAATTGCCTTGTCTCAGCCTGCCGTAATCGCAATACGTTCTGACAGATGTCTCCATCCAGTTCGCAGAGATCCCTGCGGCCAGTTCGATTGCCGTGATTCGGTCGGCAGTCATTGTTTCGTAAAGTTGCTCAACCAAACGGACGAGCGGGTCGATTGCCGTGTTGCTTATTCGTCCTGTCGATGCGCCCGGCCTTGCCCGGTCTGCATGGCCGAACCGTTTGCGGACGGAGATATCGACGGCTGGCGTTGTGTCGATCGTGCCGTACGAATCGAGTTCGATTTCGTCTCCTGCAGCGTCAGCACTGGAGACGTAAACGACATCAACAGCCAAGGATTTCAGGTCGCTGAAATCATCATCCCAGTCCGGGTACGATCGCTCGGCCGTGAAGCCAAGCGTCTCGAATTCCTCAGCCGTCACTGCGGTGTTGATCACCGTAGTTAGAGCGTCAGAAAGTAAAACCGGAACAGCGTTCATGATTCAATTCGTTTCGTATGACAAAGATATTCAAATGACCCGGCCAGCAACTCCACGGATGGACTGCGTTCATCTGGTGGCTGGATCTCAAACACTTCGTCGCCTTCAACAATCCGGTCGCCAGTGCGCGGCTCGACTGCGTCGCTGTCAATCAGTGTTGTGGATACGGGCAAAACAAAATCACGCATGGTGATCTGTATTGCGATCCCGTAGCCATCAACCACGTTGTACACTCGGTCGCTACGCCTCGCAGTGAATTCTGCGGAGGCATAGACGCCGCGAGCGAACCGTACCAACACGCCGAATTCACGCTCCAGTTTGGGGGTGGAGACATCATGGAAGCGTGATTCGAAACGTGATGGCATTGGTTACACTTAAGCAATTACAGGAGTAGCCCCGGCACCGGTTGCATAGTTGACGCTTCGCAGCGTTGTCCATCCATCCGGAGTCCACCGCAGCAACACGTTGTCGCCAGCATTGGAAAAAGTGATGGTCGTTCCGTCCGCAAAGGTCGCGGGCGTTAGCGTGCCATCGCCGCCGTCGACGATAAGCTGTATCTCTTTCAGCTGCCCGACGTGAGTTCCGTCAGCCAGAGTTCCGGCCTGTGCTCCGGTGGTTGTCCACGCTGTGAAATAACTCACAACGTCGATTGCACCTGCACCGCTGATTGCCTGTTTGGCACCCGATGGAATTGGGCTCGGAGATCCAGACAACCGGACGACGCCCATTTCGTCAGTCGCGCCCTTGGCCACCTCGACGACACCAACTAGAAAATTCCAGTTCGCGACTGTCTTGGTGTAGGCTCCTGTGCCTGCCGTGCCGTTCAGCGGATCAGCGTCAGCATCCCAACCAACAGTGTCGCCGACTGCCCAAGCCTGCGAGGCGATGCCCCACGCTCGGAACAATCCGTTGACGTCCAGCTCGTCGAGCGTAGCCGCTGCGATGTCGTTGGGGGGAATTCCGACCAGGCCATTGCCCAGCAGCACCGGAGTGCCTGCCGTGGTCGCCGAGCCTGGCGTGTAAGTCGATTTGTCGTCACTGGCGTAGCGCTCAGTGGATAGATTGATTGTCATGACAGTGTACCTTTGTGAAAATTAAAAGACGGACAGAACGAACCCGGCACCGTTATGCCGCGCCTTTGCTCTTGACTCCGGACAGCCATTCAGACTGATCGACTCCAAAGTCGTGGTACCCACGAAACTGGACGCCAAGCGTGTTGAAGTCAGCGTCTGCAGATTCAACTGTTGGGTTCTGCTGACCGTTCAGGAATGACACAACCATCGGTCTGAGCATGTCCCCGAACAGATGCCACGCGGTGGCTGAGTTGCCGGTGTATGTGCTGTCGGACAGCTCGTTGACGACGTACGGTTGATATTTATTGCGATGGATGTTGTCGTCTTGAAGCGTGCTCAGGTTGCCCGAGACAAACAGTTTTTCAGCGACAAACTCCAACTCGGGCGGTACCAGCAATTTGCGAGGAGCCCCAAGAGTTCCGACGCCGACCTGCTTTTTGTCGCCGCTTTTCAGCTTACGATAAGCCGTGATGCCGGTCTGTAATCCGACGCCATCGACAGCAAGATTCGTGGTTCCACCGGTGAAGTAGTTTCCTCGCCCGGCAGTGTAAAACGCCGAGTTGTCCATGAATTTCGTCCAGAACAATTTGCGGAATTTTTGCGACGCCCCACGCCCCAATCGGGTTCGGAGATCATCGAAAGCACCGATGTCGTCATTGATCAGCATGGTTCGAGTCAGCGCGAACATTTTGGCGAAAGTGCCAGCCGATCGCGTGAATGTTTCTTCGCCGACCTTACCGTGCTTGATCTCGCCGTTCGGTCCAAGCTCTTCGTATTCCATCTCATCCAACATGCGATAGCTGGTATGAGTTTTGAAATCCGAAACACTCTTGACGTCCGCAAATTCACGCCACGTTTGATCCTCTTCCATGAATCCAGCCAGCAACATTTTGTTCGCAATGTTGCTCAGGATTCCGGAAAGCGAAGTCGTTGACGCCGCCGCATGAATCGGAGAATTCGGCAACGCATAACTGAGTACGTCTTTCAGGTTGTCAGTGTTGACCCGCTGGCGGCCGCTGTAGCCGTTCGCCATCGCCGCACTGATAAACATTTCCTGCAGGCCGATGTTGCGGAAGCTCTTGTGTGCCTTGTCCAGCACCTCGGGAGTGTAAGTCTTTTCGACGTCCAGTCCGAGCACTGTACACGCAGCAGCTTCGATGACTTCGCCGCTGTACGTGTTGTCACCGGAGTGAATTGCTGGCCCGCGTGGGCGGCCTACAGTCAGCAAGTCGGCACGCATTGAATACTCCGCTTTGATTACCTCAACTTCGAATCGAGTAGGTGCCCACTCTTGATCCAATGCCGATCGTTTGAGCTTCGACACAGCAACCATTCCGGCCGCCTTGATCTCGTTCAGGTCTTCGGTTGTAACCTTGCCAGCGTACTCGGAAGCCGCCGCGTCAATTGACAGGTCGGCTTTTGCGAACGCCATTCGCAACGCATCGAAGTCAAATGCTGTACTGTTGTCCGCGCCAGCCTTGACGTCGGGAGGTGACCCCGTATCTGTGATCTCAGCGTCATATTTTGCCTGCAACTTGGTCGTCTGAACTGGTGTCAGATCGTCGGCGGTAAAACCTAATGCAATGATCCACTCTTCAAATTTCATGTCGATTTCCTTTAGTTCTGCGGCACTCGCCGCGATTGAAACTGATGTCGTCTCGTCTGCCCCACGGGCTAAGAACGCAACGCCATACAAACGCGACTTGCGAGCAATGAGTACCGGGCCTGCAATGGCCCGACCGTTTACGGTGACCGATTTCCCGGCCTTAATTTCTTCGAGCGGGCCAGTCGGGATTGCCTCAACTGATGCCTGCCAGGGGTATTGCCTGGCTGCGTTGTCAACGACTTCTTTCGCCGAGTCGCCAGTGCCCGATACGATGCCCGCCAGAATTAACTGCCGACCGTCGTTGATTTTTTCCGTCACATGGCCAACCCGTTTGGTTGCGTCGTGATCCATGTTTGCCGTGATCGATGTCGAGTAACTGATGCCCGCAAGGTCGATGACGACAGGCATCCCAAATTTACTGATGTACTCTGCGGTTCGCAGTTCGCCGCCGCTGTACGCCACAATGCGGAACGTCGGAATTGATGGCTTGCCGTCGGCGGATTCCGAGCCTGCGATAATCTCAACGTCAGCATCCATCACGAATCGTTTGAGTTCGTTTTTTGCGGATGCCTTGATCGGCGTGTATCGTTTACGCTTCCGCATTTGTCGAAGCCTTTTCGGTGTTGATGTTTGCGGCTTGGTTTGCTGCCTGAGCCATCGACGCCAACGCGCCGCGATCGTTGAAAATTGCGTTTTTCAGGATCGTCCGCATCTGTAATTCGTCGACGCCATAGTCACGGGCCATCTGCGGCAGCTCGTCGTCTAGGTCTAGTCCATCCTCGCTGTAGATCGTCGACAACGTGGCCTGCCCACTGCGGAGACGCACGGCGTTGGCTTCCGCCTTGGCACCTTCGTCAGCGACTGGATGTGATGGCCAATCGAAACTATGTTCCGGCTGCTGTCCCGGTATCTGATTCCATCCAAACCGAAGCGATGCTTCCTCGAACCACATAGCAAACAACGGGTCGAGAACGAGGTCAGAACCGTCTGATCGCTCGACGTCAAGCTGCATGTAATACGGCTGGAAATCGAGTTTTCCCGACGCGAAGTTATGGTCGGACGAATCACCAGCCGCGAGATTGTGCGGCATGTTTTTCGGCCGACCTTGTTCGCTGACCTGAGCACGATGAAACGCTTCGTACGTTGCGTTCGGGTGCTCGGATTTCATTTGCCCGGCGTCCCAGCCCATGGGCAGAGCAACCATCATTCGTTTCTGAAATTCGATCGCGCTGAATGGTGCCGCAAGGTCTGCACCGTCATCCGGTGACATCTGAGTTTTCAGCAGCACGGAAATGTCGGCTGCTGATTCCGCAGCGCCAAGTGTTGCCTCACGCCAGCGACGCGAAGACGCCCCGCAGTTGAGCGAAGACTTCAGCTCGGGCAGTCCTCTATGCTGACCGCCGCGCCGCATAGAAAACCAATGCAGTACGTGATTCGCAGGGACCTCTTCGGCTTCCCATTGTGTGTGATACCACTGAGCCCCAGGGTGATACGGCAATATGTCGTACCATACAGGATTCCCGTATTGATCGAATCGAATGCCGTCAATGTAGCCCTCGATGCCGACGTCAAGGTATGGCGTCTGGCATTGCTCTGTTTCGATCACCGACAGGTCGAGCTTGACCGGATGCTGATTGCCAGGATTGCCTTTCAGAACTGCAAACGATTCGCCGTCACTCATTTTCGCGTGAGACATCGCCCACAATTTGCGGCGCAATTTGACAGCCTTGGCCCAGCTCTTCCATTGCTTCTCGACTAGGGCGTTGAAGATTTTCGACCCTGTCATCATCCGCAGGGACGGGCCGACGCCGACTGTGTAGTTTGCGTGCGTCTGGACCATGCCATCGACGTACGCATTGTTTCCAATCTCATACCGCGAGCGGCTGACCAGTTTGTTGCGCACTCCACGCGACGCCGAAGAATCGGCATCCAGTGAGTCAGACGCTGCCCAGTAGTTTTTGTATTCGTCTGTCGTCTGCGCGGCGTCGAAACGCGCACGGATCGGGGGCGCGTCGCCGCTGAATGTGCGTTGGTCGCGTGGCGATTCCTTGAGCTTGATCGACCCGACGGTGGCGTACATTAGCCTGCCCCCGGTGGTACGATTTTGCCGAACCGCAAGCCCATGTGGTTTTTGCTGGCCGCAGTTTTGGCCGTGACGTGGTTGTCAGCTTTGATAAGCTGATCCATGTCGTGCTCTTCAATCTCGCGGCCTGCTTCTTTCGACCGTTTGGGGCCGAGAGCTGCCTGCGTGATCGCCTCGCTGATTGTTTCGGGTGCTGCCATGACATAATCATGACAGACAATCAGCGGTCCCCTAACGTCCTAGGGAGTGTTGATTCTACCTGTGGAAAGTCTACGAAAAAAGGCAGCACGGGTTACGTGCTGCCTTTCCTGATTCGTTGAATCCCTTGCCTCGCCTCGCCTCGCCTTGCCTAGCCCCGCCTAGCCGCAAATCGCGGAACCACCACCATTGCACCGTTGGTGCCCTCGCCATGCTCTTGCCTTGCCTTGCCGGGCCTCGCCAAGCCAAGCCCTGTCTTGAATCGCGTAACGCCACCATGCACCGTTGGTGCCCATGCCCTGCTCTTGCCCCGCCTCGCCACGTCTCGCCGCGCCCGGCCGCAAATCGCGTAACGCCACCATGCACCGTTGGTGCCCATGCCCTGCTCTAGCCCAGCCTAGCCTCGCCTCGCCGAGCCAAGCCCTGTCTTGAATTATCGAATCTTCTGTTCTTCAGCGATCCGTCTCGCCCGGTCAATCAACGCCTGCCG